CGCATAGAAACCGCTACGGGCGTAGGTGTAGAGTACGTCGAGCACGGGGCGCTCTAGTGGATGAGCGTACGACAGCCGAGCGGTACTGCGATGACGTGCTAGAGGGCCGCATCGTTGCGTGCAAGAAGCTGATCCAGCTCTGCGAGATGCTGAAACCGCGCTTCACCGAAGGCTACAAGAGGTGGCATTACGACCGCAGCAAGGCACGCCGAATCTGCGAGTTCTTCGAGCGTTTCTGCTGCGTTCCGTCAGGCCGCAAGTACGGCAAGCCGATGGTGTTGGAGGATTACGAGAAATTCGTCCTCCAGGTCGCGTTCGGATTCGTAGATGACGATAGGATGCGCCAATTCAACGAGGTTCTTTGGTGGGTTGCCAAGAAGAACGGCAAAACATCCCTCATAGCCGGCGTGGCACACTATGCGATGGTCGCAGACGGAGAGGGCAAGCCCGAGGTGTACTGCTTGGGGAGCGCAGAATCGCAAGCTGGCCTTTGTTACGGCGGCGTGGACACCATGCGCCGGCAATCGCCGTCACTGGCGAAGTGGGAGCGCACGGGCGAGGTCAAGGACCGCAAGAAGCAGGGCATCATATGCGACAAGACCAACGGCTACGTGGTCACGCTCTCGGGTAGCCCGAAGTCGCTCGACGGCCCGAACCCGCACCTGGTCATCGCCGACGAGATAGCCGCGTGGGACGATAGAGGACCCTACGACCAGATGAGGTTGGCGCTCACGCGCTCCCAGCCGATGATGTGGGAGCTAACCACCGCGAACTTCGTGCGCAACTCCATCGGCGACGCGCAGTACGACTACGCCAAGCGCATCCTCGACGGCGAGATAGAGGACGACCGCTTCCTGCCCGTCATCTACGAGCAGGACGAGGCCGACGAGTGGTTGAGGCCCGAGACGTGGCTCAAGTCCAACCCTGGGCTGGGCACGGTCAAGCCGCTCGACAAGCTCGAACCGCTAGTGGAGAAGGCCAAGGCCGACCCAGCGCAGCGCCCCGCCGTGCTCGTGAAGCACTTCAACATCCCGCAGAACCAGTCGACCTCTTGGCTGACGTACGCGGAGTGCGGCAACGACAAGCAGGTGGACATGTCCACAATCGGGTTGAAGTACGGCATCGCCGGCTTCGACGCGTCGGACTCAATCGACCTCTCCTCCGCGCAGTTCCTCTTCATGAGGGGCGAGCGGTACAAGGACGGCACCCTGGTGGACGACACCATCTACGAGCGGTCGATGTACTGGATTCCAGAGGACCAGCTCACGCCGAGGGAGGACGCCGGCTTCACCAAGGAGCGCGACAACGTCCCCTACAGGCTGTGGGAGTCGCAGGGATTGTTGCGTGTCGTGCCCGGAAACCACATCCCGAAGTCGGTGTTCCTCGAATGGCTGCAAGAGCTGCGCAAGGAGAAGCTGTTCTGCTTCGCATGCGGCTTCGACCCGTGGCACATGGACGATTCGACGGTCAAGAACCTCGAACTGTTCGTGGGCGAGAGCAGGGTGAGGAAGGTGCGCCAAGGCGTGCAGACGCTATCCGACCCCATGAAGCGCCTGAAAGCCGACTACGCTCGCGGCAGGCTAGTGGACAATGGGCACCCCATAAACCGTTGGTGCCGCATGAACGTCCAAGTCAAGACCGACGTGAACCAGAACATCCAGCCCGACAAGCGTAACAACAACCCCGCCAACCGCATCGACGGGTTCATGGCCGAGCTGGACGCATACGTGACGCTGCTGGACTACTACGACGAGTATATCCAGATGGTCACTAGCACCTGGAAGGGATAGGGTCGCGGAAAAACGCGCCTTTTCCCGTTTCGCGCCGTGAAATACCACTTTTACTTGACACTCCCGCGTGCAACTGTCCCGATTTTGGGATATGTAACAGGATGAAGAACCATGCAAACCGTCAGACGGGGGCGTTTTGGGATTCATCCAGACAATCAAGGGGGCGTTCGGGCGCAAGCGCGAGGGCAAGGCGTTCTCGACGTTCACCGAGTACACGCCGAGCTACACGACGTGGAACGGCTCGCTGTACGAGCAAGAGCTGATGCGCGCTTGCGTCCACTCCTTCGCCAACGCCTGCTCGAAGCTGGAACCGCATTACGACGGGCCCATCCAGCAGGTCGAGCAGCTTTTCCGCACGTGGCCCAACGAGTACATGACGTGGAGCCGCTTCTTGTACCGCCTCGCCACCATCTACGAGGTGGACTGCACGGCGTTTGTAATACGTTTGCATGACGCGCAGGGGCGAACCACTGGGCTATGGCCGCTCAAATGCACCAACGCCGAGGCGATGGACGTAGGCGGCGAGCTCTGGCTCCGTTTTCAGATGCCCGTTGGCGAAGCCATCGCATATCCCGCGAAGGACGTGTGCATCCTGTCCAAGTTCCAGTACGTGTCCGACCTGTTCGGCACCCCGAACCGCCTGAACGACACCCTCTCGCTGCTCAACGCGCAGGCAGACGCAGAGCGCACCGCCATCGCCATCGGCTCGAAGATCATGTTCATCGGCCGCATGGTGGGGCAGGTGGACGAGGAAGACATGGACCTCAAGAAGAAGCGCTTCGCGGAGCAGAACCTCGGCCCGTCCAACTCAACCGGAATGCTCACCTACGACCAGACGTGGGACAGCGTCGTTCCCGTTGCCCATAACGCGTACACTATCGACTCGGTCGAGATGCAGCGCATCGACGACCACGTGTTCAACTACTTCGGCGTGAACAAGCGAATCTTGCAGAACGACTGCACCGAGGAAATCTGGGACTCGTATTACGAGGGCAAGATAGAGACGTGGGCGATTCAGCTATCCGAGGGCTTGAACAAGATGATGTTCACGTCACGCGCCATGCTGACGAACAACATCAGCTTCACCGCTAACCGCATGCAGTTCATGAGCGCGGCGTCCAAGCGCAACATGGTGCGCGACATGACCGACCGCAGGCTCATGACCATCAACGAGGGACGCGAAATCCTCGGCTTGCCGAAAGTTCCGGGCGGCGACGTGTTCATCAACCGTGGCGAGTACATGGTGCTCGACATGGAGGGCAATGTCATCTACGTGAGCGGCGGCAACCTCGCGACCGCTCTGCCGCCATCTGATATCGAGGACGGCCCGATGTTCGACCTCGGCGGCGACGACGATATCTACGAGGATATGGACGGCAAGTACGAGGACGACGTGGACGAGGGATAACCCGTTACTGGAAGGAACAAGCTATGCCAGCAAAACCGAACGAACGCGAGTACCGCATGATGGCGATGCCGCTCACCGTGTTCACCGACGTTGAGCAGGATGACGAGGGCGAGCAGCGCTACGCGAACCGATTCAACAGCCCGAAGTACGTCGAGGGCTACGCCACCACGTTCGATGACCCGTACATCCTGTGGGAGTCCGAGGACGGCTGGAAGTACGTCGAGGTCATCGACCGCAACGCCTTCGAGGGCGCCGACATGTCCGACGTGATCTTGCTCTACGACCACGAGGGCAGGGTGTACGCGCGCAACCGTAACAACACGCTGTTCTTCGAGCCGAACGAGCACGGCCTGTTCGTAGCAGCCGACCTGTCGCGCACGACGCTCGCTGGCGAGCTGTACGAGGACGTTCAGGCAGGGATGGTGGACAAGATGAGCTGGGCGTTCACCATCGCCGAGGAACAAGTGGACATCGACGAGGCGACGAAGGTCGCCACCACCCGCATCACGCGGGTCAAAAAGGTTTACGACGTGAGCATCGTCAGTCGGCCGGCTGACCCGAACACGTCTATATCCGCTAGGCGCGTCATCGACGGAGCGATCGAGGCACGCAAGCTGTTGGAGGAACAGCGAGCCGAGCGGGAACTGGAACGCAAGCGCAAGGAGATTGCGCTGCGCGCCAGGGCAATGTCAATCCGTTAGGAAGGAGAACTCAAATGGAGTTCACCGCAATGGATGCGCTCGCTTATCGCTCCCTCGGAGCAGACGAGTACGCGCAGCGCCGCTCCGAGGTCATCGGGCTCGCGAAAGAGCTGCCCGAGGACGCGACCGTCGAGCAGGCCGAGGCTATCGACGTAGAGCTCGGCTTCATCGACGCAGAGGACGAGCGCCGTGGCAAGCTCGCCGAGATCGAGCAGCGCAACATGGAAAAGGTCGTCGGCGGCATGGCGAAGCCCGTCGAGACTGTTGAAATCAAGGAGGACAAGATGGAACGTGCAGCCAACATCGGCGAGCATTTCTCCGCGTACGTCAAGGAACGTGGACACGAAAAGAGCTTCCACCTGGTAGCTCCCGCGTACGAGATGCGCGCCGCAACCGACATCCACACGGCACCGCAGGTCATCGAATACGACCGCAGCGCTATCGTGCCGCCGTTGAGCACCAACGTGCTCGACCTGTTCACCCGCGAGACTATCGAGGGCAACGCCATCACGTATTTCGTGCAGGGCGCTATGGAAGGCGCTCCCGCCGTCACCATCGAGGGCGCTGCCAAGCCGCAGGTCCACTTCCCGAACGAGCCGAAGACCGTCTCGCTGAAGAAGATCGCCGGTATCATCAAGGAATCCGACGAGCTCATCGACGACGCACGCTGGCTGGCTTCCGTCGTCAACGGCCGACTGCTCAACGAGCTCAACCGCTCCCGTCAGGCAACGGTCGTGACCGACCTGCTCGGCACCAGCGGCCTGGGCACGGCTTCCGCCGCCGCTGACGCCGCCGCCATCGCCGACGCAATCGACCTCGCCATGATGACCATCATGGAGGACACGGGCTTCGAGGCTGACGGCATCATCATGACGCCCGCCCTGTGGCACACCCTCAACGTCGGCAAGGACAGCGGCGAGGACTACTACGGCGACGGCTACTTCCGCGCGCCGATGGCCCGCTCCATCTGGGGCATCCCCGTTGCCGTCAACCCCGCGATGACCGCCAACCATATCGTTGTCGGCTCCTTCAAGGGTTGCGCTTCGTTGGTCGGCAAGGCCGAGGGCGTGACCGTCGAGTCCACCAACACTGACACCGACGACTTCCAGAAGAACCTCATGACCCTGCGCGCCGAGTGCCGCGAGGTCGTCGCGGTTCGCCAGCCCGCAGGCTTCGTCAACATCACGGTCGGTGCTTAAACCATGCTGCGCATCTACAAAATGCCGAACGGCCGCACTTACCAGTTCGAGGAAGGCAAGCAGCCCTCCGACGCCGTTCTGGTAGAGCGCAGCGCCGAGCAACCCGAGACGCCCGAGAAAAGGGCGTCGAGGGCTGCGGCGCGCAAGCGCACGGCAAAGCCCGCGAAAGCCCAGGAGGACTAGCCGATGGCCCTGCTCGATGACGTTAGGACAGCGCTCCGCGTGACCACCACGCTGACCGATGGCGAGATTTCGACGTACATCGGAACGGCTCTTTTCGACATCCAGAACAAGGGCGTGCAGCCGGAGTTCCTTGCCGAAGACGCCGATGCCGACAACGACGATTACATGCCGATCGTGAAGACGGCGGTGATCAACTACTGCAAGGCGCAGTACGGGCGCGATGTGGAGGCATCCGAGAGGAACGCCTGTCTCGCGTCGTACCGCTCCATCGTCACGAGCCTGCTCAACGGCAAGCAGAACGTCCACTACGTCGGCGGGGACGTGGACTGATGGCGGGGTGGAGCGACACCATAACGCTCCGCGACGTTGTCACCAACGCAACGGTGGACGTTTACGGCATCGAGCACGAGGGCGAGCCAATCGACACGGAGGTGTTCTGCAACCCGTGGTACACGGGACTGGACACCTGGGCGACCGCAGCGCAGCTCGGTCCGAAGATAGCGGCCCGCGTGGAGGTCAAGACCATTGAGTTCGAGGAACGACCTTACACGCAGGCCGTCTACCACGGCGTAGAGCTGGACATCGACCAGTCGAGCAGGCAGGGGCTCGAATCCACGATCATCACGCTCTCCGAGCATGCGAGGAACGACTGATGGCAGACCGTTTCATGGCAGACTTGCAGGCCATCCTGGACAACGTCAAGCACGTCTCCGACGAGGCGCTTGAAGCTGGCGTCAAGGCTGGCTGCGAGCTCGGCAAGGACGAGTGGCAGTCAGGCGCTCCGAAGAAAACGGGCGGTTACGCCAAGTCCATCCGCTTCCGCATCGAGGGCAAGAATGGCAACGTCAACGGGCACGTCTACTCGACGAAGCCCGGAATGCCGCACCTGCTTGAAAAGGGACATGCGAAGGTCGGAGGCGGCAGGACGCGCGCGATCGTGCATATCGCGCCTGCCGCAGATGACGCGTTCGAACTGACCGAGCAGGTTATCGCCGCAATGATAGGAGCGGGTTTATGAGCGCGATGGACGAGACATACGCCGTCCTCACGGGCATCGGCATATCAGGGCGCTACGAGGCTTACCCAGTCGGCAAGGCGCCAGCGCCGCCGTTCTTCGTTTACACGGTGGACGACAACGGCGAGTTTTACACCGACAACAGCACTTTCGCGAGGCTCCCGCGAATGCACGTCGAGCTGTTCGAGAAGGTTTCCGACCCCGCGCTCGAAACGAGCGTGAGGAACGCGCTTGAGGAAGCGTTCGGTCCAGTCGAGCAGGTCGGCGAGTGGAGCCAGAGCGAGCAGTGTCACATAGAGCAATACGACTTCACCTACACGAAGGAGGAAGAATCATGAGCGATTCCAAGGGAGTGCGTTACGGCATCTCCAACGCGCATTACGCGCTGTACACCGATGGTCAAGCTGGTGCGCTCGGCACGTACGCAACGCCCGTCGCCATGCCCGGTGCGACGCAGCTCACGCTGACGCCGCAGGGTAACACGTGGACGTTCTACGCCGACGACATCGCATACGAGACGGGTTCGAGCAACACTGGCTACGAGCTCTCCGTCACCATCGCGGTCTTCGGCGACCAGGCCAAGATCGACCTGCTCGGCTACGAGTCCGACAGCAACGGCGTCGTGTACGAGGCCGCTGACGCGGAGCCCAAGAGCTGCGCGTTCCTGTGGGAGTTCGGCGGCTCCAAGGTCCGCAAGCGCGGCCTTCTGTACAACGTCAAGTTCACCCGCCCGACCATGACTGGCAACACCAAGACCGATTCGGTGGACCCCGACACCGACGAGCTGACCGGCGTGGCTATCGGCCGCGACATCACGGTCGGCGGCGAGGTGAAGAACATCATCAAGGCGAGCGTGACCAACGAGCAGGCGAACGCAGCCAAGTTCGCCGACTGGTTCGACGCCGTCTACATCATCGGCGCTGGCGCTTAAGGAGCCTACATGATCATCCATTTCAAGCATGTGGATGAGAACGCGGAGGGCGAGCAGTCCCGTGACAAGGGGCCGCTCGCCTTCGGCGAGTCCACGGACGAGTGGACGGCGCTGTGCAGCCTGCACACGCTGACCATTTACGAGCAGGCGTTCCAGAACGACCCCGCGAGCCCGCACAAGTCGCTCGTCGACGACGTGACCGACTACGGGGACGGCGAGGACGGCACGCCGCTCGGCAAGCTGCTCGCGGCGAACTGGGAAGCCGACGCGCGCGCATTGTGGGCGATGCTCAAATGCGGGTGCGAGGCTGGCTTGAACGGCGACAAGATGGTGGGCGACTTCAAGTTGTGGAGCAAGGCGCACGCTGCGGACGATATCGACATCTACCGCCTGCACGTGCTGCTCGTGAAGGAAATCGATGCCTGCTTTCCTACACTCACCCAAGCCACCGAAGAACTCGCAAAGCAGCTCGAAAAGCCGAAACGCAGGCGAAAGGCTCGCGTACAGCAAGACTGAACTGACGATGCTCAAGCTGGGGTTTACGAGGCTTGACGTGATCACGATGCCTTACGCGAGGGCCGCATGGTACGTGCAGGCAGCTGCCGAAGGGCAGGAAAAAGACGACGACGGCGGCGTCCGCGACGCGACGCAGGCCGACATTAACGCATTCTAACTGGGAGGTGCCGCAACATGGCAGAGTACAAAGGGCTGACCATCCGCATAGGCGGTGACACCTCCCAGCTCAACTCGGCTCTCAAGGCGTCCACCAAGGCGGCTTCGTCGCTTGAAAGCCAGATTCGCCAGATAACCAGGGCGATGCGATTCGACCCAGGCGATTTCGGCAACGTCAACACGAGGATAAAGCTGTCCGAGAATCGCATGGAGGCGCTTTACACGAAGCTGAAGCTCGTGCGAAACGGCTACGCGGAGCTCGGCAAGCAGATAGTCACCGTTGGCGGCAACGCCACCTCCGTGAAAGAGCTCGCGAAGGCGACCGAGAACATCGAGCTGTCGGCGAAAGCGGCGGACAAGCGCTACGAGGACGTGACGGCGTCGCTCGCCGCCATGTACCGCGAGTTCGAGAAGCTGGGCACAACAAGCATCAAGCAAGCCCTGAACATGGACAATGTCAGCCCCGAGATAGAGGCTATCATCGCCAAGTTCCGCGAGTTGGGAATCATCTCGAAGGAAGCCGGCAAGGACATGGAGCGGGTGAGGCTCGACCTGTCCGATGCCGGGCGTGCGGCAGACATAGACGAACTGCTCGCCGATATGCGGACGCTCGGCGCCATCACCGACGAGCAGATAGCGAGCAACCGCCTGATGCGCGAAACGTTCAAGGAAGCCCTCGGCGACAAGGATGCGTACGACAAGGCGGCGCAGTTTCAGAAGATGGGCATCGACATGCAGCGCATCCGCTCGGAAGCCGAGGGGATGGCGGCGAGCATGCGCCAGATGAACACGGTTTCCGAATACTCGAACAACGCGTGGTCGGAATCGAACGCCAAGATAAAGTCCATGAGCGAAGCCTTGTCGAACTGTGCTGACCAAGCGCGGATTTACGAGGCGGCTCTGCGCGAGGACCCGTCCAACCTGACCGCCGCAGTGGGGCGCTTGAAGGCGCTGTCGAACGAGTACGAGCTGACCGCTGCTAAATCCAAAGAACTTTCCCAACAGGTTGAGGCATACAGGGAAAAGCTCTCGACAACGCTCGAAAAGGAAAAGAACCTGCCTGCCTACATCCAGCGCGTCGGAGACGAATGGCAGAAGGCGCAAGCGGAGATCAAGGAAGCAGAGGGTCACGCAAACGCGCTAAGTCAATCGCTTCAAAGGCTGAAAGACAATCAAGCGCCAGTTGAGGAAATAAGGCAACTCGAAGCCAGCGTCGACGAAGCCGATGCGAAGGTTGAGAGGTTGAAAAGGGACGCTAAAGACCTCGATAAAGCGTTCGAAACGTCGAAGGAATGCGCCGAGCTGGAACAGTTGCAGACGCAGCTTGCCGAAACTGACTCGCACGCCGCATCGCTGCGCAAGAGGATGGACATGACCAGCTTGGGCGGCAAGAGCATGCTCAACCCGTCCACCATCAAGTCGGCTGGCATGACGCTGTACTCGACGCTCACGCCCGCAATCACGATGCTCGGCTGGCGCGCCATCAGCGCCGCGCAGGACATGGACTCCGCGTACCGCGACATGCGCAAGACGGTCAACGGCACCGAGTCGCAGTTCGAGGAACTGAAGCAAGCGGCGATTGATTTCTCCAAGACACACGTTACGAGCGCCGAGCAGATACTTCAAATCGAAGCCATCGGCGGCGAGCTCGGCATCGCGACGGAGGACTTGCAGGCTTTCTCGGAGACGGTGTCGAACCTGGACGTGGCGACGAACCTCGACACGGAGGAAGCGGCATCCTCGCTCGGCAAGCTGGCGAACATCACGCATATGACCGCCGACGAGTACGACAACTACGCCGACGCCCTCGTCCGACTTGGCAACAACGGCGCGTCGACCGAAGACCAGATAGTCGATATCGCGACGCGCATCGGTTCGATGGGCACGATCGTCGGCATGTCCGTCCCAGAGATACTTGCTCTTTCGTCGAGCATCGCTGCGACGGGTATGAAGACAGAGGCGGCTGGCACCGCCATCGCCAACACCATGTCGGATATCGAATCCGCCGTATCTGGCGGCGGCGAGTCGCTTGACGCATTCGGCGCTGTGACGGAGCACGTCGGCATGAGCGCAGACGAGTTCGCGCAGACGTGGCAGGACAAGCCCATCGTCGCGTTCAAGGCGTTCATCGACGGCTTGAACCAGATAGAAGCCGAAGGCGGCTCCGCCGTGTCCACGTTGGAGATGATGGGCATCACCGGCGAGCGCCAGAAGCAGTCCATCCTCGGCTTGATGCAGACGATCGGTGGACTCAACGACAACCTGGCCATGTCGCAACATGCGTGGGACGGGCAATCGGATGCATGGGGCGCCGCTGGTGACGCCGCACGCGAGGCGCAGAGGAAAGCCGAGGGCTTTTCTGGTCAGATTTCGATTCTTTCCAATATCGGCAAAGACGCTATGGCATCGCTCGCAGATGGCGCGACTCCCATCATCGCGATATTGACCGACTTGGCGCAAGCCGCGCTGAACACGTTCGACGGCATGGGCGAGGGCGCGAAGACCGCAGCCGTGCTCGCGCTCGGGCTCGGCGCCGTCATCGGCCCCGTGCTCACGATGGCGTCCACGTTCCTGATAGCGAAGCAGAACATCAAGGCGTTCATCCTCGAATCGAGCGCGATGGGCAAGGCCATTAACATCATGAAGGCTGGCTTCGTCGGCACGGGCATGGGCGCTGACGGCATGAAAACGAAGCTGATGAGCCTCGGCCAAGCAGCCAAGACCATCGGCAAGTCGATAGGCAAGGACCTAGCGCTCGCAGCCGTGGTCGTGGGCGTGACGATGGCGGTCAACGCCATATCCGACTATATCAAGAAGCTGCAAGAGTCTAAAGAGGCCGCGAGGAACGCGGGAGATGTGATCGGCTCTGCACTTAGCGGTACAGTGGCGAACCAGAACGGCTTAATCGCAAATCTCACGCAAACTTACGACCAGATGGTCGCGAAGATGGCCGAGAACAACCGCAAGATTCAGGAATCTGCGAAAGAGACGTACGGTAACAACGCTCTCATCGAAGAATACGGCGAGGGTTTGAAATCCGCTCTCGAAGCCTACAACGCGGGCGACCGTAGTGCGGAGGCGATGGCGAACCTCAAGACGCAGCTCGAACTGTACAACGCCGCAGCGGGAACGTCCATCTCGTTCACGCAGGACGAGACTGGCGCGTTGCACCTCATGAAAGACGGCGCGGAACTGTCCGCCGATGCGTTCGACAAGCTGACAGATTCGATGGTCAACGCGGCGAAAGCAGAGTTCTTCAAAGAGGCTTACACGACGAAGATGGGCGATTACAGGGCCGCGCTCGACGAAGTCGCCGCTGCTGAAAAGAACGTCAAGATAGCTCGGGACGAGCTGAACGAAGCCGAGTCAACGCCTGGGATGAGCGCTGAAAGGCTCGACATGTACCGCTCGAACTTGAGCGCCGCGAATGCAGAGCTTGACAGGTCGAAAGACAAGCTCGCCGAGACAAAGACGGCGATGGACCAGTACAAAGAGGGCTTGGAGCTGATGACCGAGGCGCAGCTTGAGAACTCAAGCGCCGCCGTCCAGTGGGTTGCCGAGAACGACGAGATACAGGCGTCGATATGGGCGAGCGGGCACTCGGTCGAGGACTTCGCCCACAACCTAGCGGGGCTCGGGGTCAGCTACGACGACCTCGAATCACATGCTGACGGCGTGGCGAAGATGGCA